TCGCCCGCCGTCGCCCGTTGGGCCCGGGGCGTGGTAATCCATCACACATGGAAACCCGGGGTAAACGATTGGCGGGGCGCCCCGACAATGGAGGGCATGAAAAATTATTATGTGGCGATGGGATGGACGGCCGGGCCTCATTTATTCATTGCGGGCAACCCGCCCGACCTCGAAACCGCCGGTATATGGCAAATGACACCGCTCAATTTACGGGGCATTCACGCCGGGCGCTACAACACGACTCACTGGGGCATTGAGGTGGTAGGCAATTACGACGCCCAACCATGGGGCAAAGAAACCCATGATCTTACCATCGGCGCCGCCGCCGCCCTTATGCAGTGGCAAACAATCCCCGCCACATACAACACGATACGAGGGCACCGGGAAACGGGTTCGCCCAAAACATGCCCCGGGCGCATGGTCAATATGGACACGTTCCGCGCTGAACTAGCGGAATTATTGAGGGGGAAATAATGGGAGAATCCGTCGAAATCAAAATCGCGCGCATCGAGGAAAAAATAGACCGACTCATCGGCGTCTACCATGAAATAGCAGAGTTAGACAAACGGCTATCCGACGTCGAAAACCGCCTATCGAAGATTGCCGGCGGGTTGGCGATTGTGGCTATTATTTACCCGTTCGTACTCAAATACATGATGGGAGGCTAGCATGAAACCATGGTACCAGTCAAAAACCATCTGGGCGAATGTGATTATTTTTCTATTGCTATTTTTTGGATATTTGGGGCATGACCCGCTATATACCGACTATGCGGTACAGATTAACATGACAATTGCCGCGCTAAATATCATTTTGCGCATCATCACCACGGAAAAATTACAATGAATGATCGCAATATTCGGTATTTGCCCGAATCCGCCGACATACTGGGAACGAACCAGGGAATTCCCTTATTTGAGGTAAGCGTAGAAACCGCCCGGGCGTACCCGTGGGCGCGTGATTTCCTTACCGTGTTCGCCATGACGGGCAACAATACGGCAGCGTGTGAACTTTCCGGAATCTCTTACGGCACATACCGCAACGCAATTAAGCGAAGCGACGATTTCGCCGAACTCTACGAGATATGCCGGGAGGTCAGTATTGATAGACTCGAGGCGCGGGCCCGGGAACGTGCCGAAAAGGACAGTGATAGATTAATGGAATTGCTGTTAAAAGCATTACGCCCGGAAAAATACCGCGAACGATACGAAGTAACCAACCGCACAGTAACGGATTTTATCATTGATATCACCCCAAACAACCCAAACGCGGGTATTGACGCAAACCAAAGCGACAAACCCACAATACCAATTTTGGAGTAATCCCGCCCGGTTCCGCCTATTCGTGGGCGGCCGGGGAAGTGGCAAAACCCACGCCGGGGCGCTGGAATCGTTGCGTATGCCCGCCGGTTCCATCGGTACCGTAATCGCCCCAACCTATCCCATGTTACGTGACGGGGCAATGCGTACAATTTTACAGGTAGCGGGCGCCGGGAACGTGGTACAAGAGTTTAATCAATCTCACGGCGAATTGAAGCTAATTGGGAACCGCACAATTCTATTCCGCAGCGCCGACAATGCCGACCGATTGCGCGGCGCAAATCTTGGCTGGTTGTGGCTGGATGAGGGCGCGCTAATGGATCCCGAAACGTGGCCAATCGCCGTGGCAACGTTACGCGAAACCCCCGGCCGGGCGTGGATTACCACTACTCCACGCGGGCGTAATTGGATTTGGGATTTATGGAGTAAGGGCGGATTAGATTACGCAATGATCGAATCCCGCACCGTTGACAATACATTTTTGCCCGCCGGGTTTGTCGATATGCTACGGCAAACGATGACGGCGGAACAATATGAGCAGGAAGCGAACGGGAAATTTATCGACGTGGCGGGCGCAATGTTTAAGCGCCAATGGTTCACATACGCCGATTTCGCCCCAGCGGGATTAGATTGGTACCGGTACTGGGATTTAGCGACTAGTATCAAAGAATCCGCAGACTATACCGCCGGCGCCCGGGTGGCGTTTGGCGAGGATGGCGTAATTTACATATCGGACATAATCCGCATTAAAGCGGAATGGCCCGACGTACAAAAGCTAATCATTAATACGGCGTTATCGGAACCCGGTACGGTACTGGGAATTGAGGAAGCGCTTCACGGGTTGGCGGGATTACAGGAATTGCGCCGGCGCCCGGAACTTATCACCACCACGATTAGGGGCATTCGGGTGGATAGAGATAAGCGCGCCCGGGCCATGCCGTGGGCGGCGCGGGCGGAATCGGGCAAAGTGGTACTTATTCGGGGCCCGTGGAATAGTGTATTTTTAGATGAATTAGTGTCATTCCCGATGGGTTCCCATGATGATATGATCGACGCGGTAAGCGGGGCCGTGGGGATGATGGGAACCGGTACCATAGATTGGGGTTTCATGTAATGGCAATTGAAGCGATTCCGGGGTGGGTAAACGCCCTACAAAAAGCTGAATCTGTGGGCGGCACCGTCGGCGCGTATGCGCTGGTACCCGTGCTATACCGGGCGGTAAATTTGCGGGCGGATGCACTAAGCAGCGTACCGTATTTAATCACGAGAAAAGGAGCGCCGGTAAATTGGCCGTTTCAATCCTCACTACCCAATCTCATCCGGGACACCGAACGGGCGTTACTCCTTAAGGGCGCCGCGTACTGGTTGCGGTTATTCCGGGGAAACGTGCTAATTGGGTTTCAGCAGTTAAACCCGCAAACCGTCCGGGTATATCCATACGGGGAATTCGACGCCGCCCACCCGCTGACATTTTTACGATTTGAACAAAAAATAAATGGGCGTCAGTACGGCCCGTGGGATATCAACGAAATTGTGTATTTCCGGGAACCGTCACTAATCGACGATTTTGGGCCCGGACTTGCCCCGGCCGCCGTCGCCCTCCAATCGGCGCAATTATCCCACTACATCGAACGGTTTGCATCGGCATTTTTTGAGCATGGCGCCCAGCCCGTCACTATCATGTCAATGCCATCGGATATGGCAGAAAACGAGTTTAAGCGCTTTAAATTGGAGTATATGAACCGATTTGTAGGCGTATGGAACTCATTTCGCACGCTATTTGTCCGGGGCGGTGATATCAAAGCGCAATCCATCACCCCAGCAATCAAAGATTTGATGTTAAACGAACTTGCCGAACGGGTAAATAACAGCGTCGGCACGGTGTTTGGCGTTCCGCAAACCATGCTAGAAGCGTCGGCGGCAAACTATGCAACCGCAAATAGTGATCGCCAAAGTTTTTGGCGAGAAACGATTATCCCCCGTTTATCGGTGATTCAGCAAATTATCAATGAACAATTACTATTCCCGCTAGGGTATGAACTGACATTCCAACCCGAAACGCTGGATGTGATGCAAACCGATGAAGCGCAACGCGCCGGGTCATTGCTGCAGTTAGTACAAGCGGGCGTTCCATTGGCGGGCGCTATGGACATTTTGGGGTATAAGAATATCGAAGATGTACTGCAAATTAATACCAGCAATAACCCCGGCGTCGTTGACCCCAACGCCCCCAAAACGCCGGAAAACATCCCCGACGAAACCACCACCCCGCCCGCATTGCCCGTACTTCCCGCCCTTGCGGAAATCGCAAGTATGCCGACGCAATTTATCAGCGATTTAGACAAGTGGGAGCAAAAAGCATTACGGCGAATTAAAAACGGGGGCAATTACACCCGGTTCATCTCGCACAGCATCCCGGCGCCGCTGGGGGAGTTTATTTCTCAATCGCTCGAATCCATCAGCGAACCCGACGCAATCAAATCATTTTTTGCCGGGATCAAAGCAACGCAAAAAATCCGGGCGAATGAAAAGAAGCTTTACAACAAACTGGTTCGCATTTTGGCCAACGCTGGGGACACGTGGGCAAAGCAAGTAATAGCCAACGGCGCCCCAGATGAAATGGATTTAGCGGCGCAAATCAAACCGGCGATGGTTGCCGAACTTACCAGCGTTGCCAATACCCGCATCGATGCGCTGGGGACGCAAACGCAATACCCCATGGGAACGGATGAGCGGAACACCACGGTAAACGGGTGGCTAGAAACCTACCTCCCCAAATTTGGGCTAGAGATTAACAAAACGACTAGCGACGTACTAACAAACGCAATAGCGCTATACCGCACTACCCCGGGGATGACAATTACCGATTTACGGGACGTACTCACCCCCGCATTTGGCGAAACCCGCGCCGCAACCATCGCAATTACCGAAATTACGAGGGCACAGACGCAAACGACGCAATCATACGAAAAGTTTTTAAACGACGCGGGAATTAAAACCGAAATGGTATGGAATACCGACGCCGACGAACTGGTTTGTAAGATTTGCAAACCATACGATAACAAATTGATCGACGTGTGGGGTATCGAGGATCCCGACGGCCCGCCCGCTCATCCTAATTGTCGATGTGATGTAACGTTACGGCTGGTGAAATAATGGGAATACGTGTTGATATTACCGGGCAATTTACCGCCGCCCAGGTGGCTAATTTGGTCAAAGCCGCCACCCTTGCATATAGCCAATTTGTACGGAATGAGTTATCGAATCAGAAGCCCGGGCGCCCCGGGCGGGGCATGATGGTATACAAATCGGTTCGTCAAAAACGGTTTGTATACGCCAACATTGCCCGGGGAAATATTACGGTTCCCTACATCCGGGGCCATGGGTCAAAATTGCGGGCATCCCAAACCCTCAATTCATCGTACCGGGTCAATCTTGACGGGAACCGGGCAATCCTTACATCATCGGCGCCGTATGCGCAATATGTGGTGGGCGACCAGCAGGCACCAATCCACGCCGGGCGATGGCAAACCGCCCAAACCGCCGCCGAAATCGTCGGCGATCGGGATTTACCAACCATCGTGGAACAATTGTTTAAAAAGG